AAAGAGTATAATGATATCATTTGTGCACCTCCCTTCCGTCACCAGTATAGGGAGCGGCAACGATGGGATTATAACATAATTTTCTAAAAAAGTCTTAAAAAATTAATAAAATCTTAATTTCTTAAAATCTCAATTTGTGATATAATCAAAATATAAAAAAACAGTTGACATAATATAGATATTATAGTAGACTAATATAGTTTTTTTGCCAGTTAGTATATAATTGATAATATAGAGAAACAAGAGTCTAAGAACTCGTCAATGAGGCATTGCGACCTCGCACCTAAAAAGGATTACATTCAAAATGTAATCCTTTTTATTTTGTCCTTTTTTATGTTATAATGTCTTTAATTATAATATGGGAGGAAATTATATTGAATGATGTAAAATTAAAAGACTTATATATGGGGCTACCTGATGGAGAAGTTGAAGCTCGTGATAAAAGATTTCAAGAACTTTTCTTTGATCCCAACAATAAATATAATGAAATAATAAATAGCAATGAAAAATTTTTGATTATTGGAAGTAAGGGAACTGGAAAAACTTATCTTTCTAAATATATTGTAGAACAATCTCCTTCTAAACAGACCTGCATCATAGTTGATCCTAAAAATTTTTGGATATGTAAACTCATAAATATTGATGAGCAAGAATTAACAAATGATTATATTTCAGTATTGTGCAAATGGTTTTTACTATATGAAATTGCAAATTCATTATTAAATAAGCATCGTTGGCTTAAACATCTTCCCAGATGCAAGCTAAATAAGCTGAGAAAATTTATGCTTGAATACAATGATGACACATTTTATAAAATAGTATCTTTATCTACTACTAATAATCAAGAGATTACTGGAAATCTTTCTCACGGTATTTCTCACTCTGACAAGTTACAGACTTCGAATTTTCAACACTCTGCCGGAATTAAAACATCTGATGGGGTTTCTTATGAGAGTACCCGCAAGAGATTTTTTGATTTAATTGATTATTTTGAACAACTCGTTTTTGATTGTTTTCAAATAAACGACCATCTACTTATTATTTTAGACGATTTAGATGAATTAAAAAAGGAAGCTGGTGAACAAAGCGAAAATATTATATATAATTTGATAACCGCTGCCAAAAAATATAATTTTTATTTTAATTCTCGTGCCAAGAGTCTTAAAATAATCATGCTATTGCGCAGTGATATATTAAATAAAATGCAGGGAAATCATCCTAATCTAAATAAAATAAAAACCTCCTGTTCCATAGATTTATATTGGTTACTTGACTCTACTCATGATAAATGGGACCATCCTTTAATTAGTATGATTTTTCATAAAATAAGGGCTTCCTGCGAACCCTATAAAAATCGTTCAAACAAAGAACTATTTGAAATATTATTTCCTGAATCAATTGACAAGAAAAATCCTCTTGACTTCTTATTAGATCATAGTCTTGGGCGACCTCGTGACATTGTTACATTTCTAAACTGTGCAAAAAAAGAATTTCCGGAGAGAACGTGTTTTTCAGCTACAGTTTTAAAAGAGACTAGAAAAATTTATGCTACAGATTTTTATAATGAAATGCTCAATCAAGCTTCTTTTTACAAAAGTAGTGCTTATAGTACGCAATGTTTAAAATTAATAGCTGGAATTAAAAGACCATCTTTTTCTTATAGTGATATCCAAACTCTTTATGAAGAAAACCGAACTTCTTATAGCGAAATTGATAATCTTGATGATGCCCTACATTTTCCTTATGAATTAGGGGCCATAGGGAATGCGTGGAAATCAAAAAAAGGAAAACATCGTACCTGTTGGTATTATAAAATAGATGCTATAGATGAGGTTGATTTATCCCAAAATTTCACTATTCATTATGGTCTAAGGAAAAAATTTTCATTATAGCCTTTTAACATTTTTCAACATTTCCTTGCACATATGTTCTGCACGCTGTATAATGACCCTATAAACGGAAAAAATCCGGTACTTGCCATACCGGATTTCTAGTAACCTATCAACCAGGATGGCTGATAATCTTTACATCACTTAGATTATACCACGCATCCTGCATTTTGCATAGGGTGTATTTTTTATACCCTTTTTTCGAAAGGATGATTTTCATGGGAAAAGTTAGCACACGAAAACGCGGAAAAACCTGGCAGTATTATTTTCAATTGGCCAGTGTGAATGAAACGAGAAAATGGAAAACCGGTAGCGGATACCGAACAAAGGCGGAGGCTCAGGCAGCCGGCACAAAAGCTTTGGCTGAATATAATAGCACTGGTATTGCTTTTAAGGTCTCGGAGCAATCTGTAGCTGACTATTTCGACTACTGGATGGAGCATTATGTAGAACAAGAACTTGCAGAGACAACTGTAAATACATACAAGAAAAGGATCCGTCTTTATATTAAACCTTATATTGGTTCTTACAAACTTAAAAATGTACAGGGAGAAACCTTACGAAACTTTCTGGCCAAGTTACACCGAACTGGTATGAGTAGAAATACTCTTACTTGTATTAAGGGAATGTTGACATCTGCATTTGGATATGCGACTGTACAGGCAAAGTTCATTTCTGTGGATCCGTCTTACAAACTGACACTTCCAAATAAAAGGAAAGATTCCGAGGTAGGCACAAGGAAAGAGAATCATATTTTTGTTGAAGAAGATATGTGGAATGCGATTATTGAACGCTTTCCAGAAGGCCATCCTTCCCACCTTGCTCTGATGCTTGGCTATTATTGTGGATTACGTCTTGGAGAGGTCTATGGATTAACCTGGGATTGCGTAGACTTTGAAAACAAAACAATTACAATAAATAAACAAATGCAAGAACCTTCTGGATGTGGTAAGTGACTTCTGTATGTACCTAAGTACGATTCATCCAGAACAGTTACTGTTGGTAACAATGTTCTTGCCTTGCTAAAAAGAACGCTGGAATTTCAATTGACTAATAAAGAAACCTGCGGAGAATATTATCAAGAAAATTACATGAACTATGATGAAGAAACACACAGCCTTCTTTCACTTAATGATTTAAGGCCTGTACATTTTGTAAATGCTAAACAGGGTGGTCTTCTGGCTCACCCACGAAATATGCAGCACACTTCCCGCAGCATTCATGGTAAAGCAAAGAACTGTACTCTTATCAGTGAAGAATGGGACTTCCACAGTTTACGACATACTCATGCAACAATTCTTTATGAGGCAGGTGTTCCAATGCCACTGATCCAGAAAAGACTCGGGCATATTAATATTCAGACAACAAAACGCTACACAGATCATGTTACTAAGAAAATGCTTTCTATGCTTGATGAAGTAATAAATGGTGACAACATTGACAACAACTTAGAGTAAATGTTGTCAATATGTTGTCAAAACACAAAAATCGGGAGCCGAACGACTCCCGATAAATTTTTGTAAATCTCGTAAAACCTAGAATCTACCTGCCTTAGCAGCCTCTTCTACGGAAACTGAAACGCTCTGAAAATCCGCTTAAATACTGGATTGTTCAATTTATTTGTGTATTACCTGTGTATTTCTAAATCTACTTATAATATAAACAACTTTTGTTTTTTATTTTCTACACAAGTTATTTACTCTTAATAAGTTTACCTCTTTTCAGCAAATTAATCAACTTCGTATTCTGTGATGCGCCACCTTTGTAATTTTTAATGCCGTTTAAAGTTGCAATTTTCTCCCTGTTTTTCTTCGAAGAATTGATTTTTAATGATTTCAGGGCATCTACAATCGAACTGGATTTTCCACGATATTTAGGATAATATACAGTCTTTGTCTTAGCCGGAGTTTTCTTAGTCTCTTCAACCTTTTTACTCGTTGGCTCTTTATACACTACATTTAAGTCAAAATTACCAGAGTTGCCAGTCGAAATGACTTTCGGAAACCTACCAGAGCTAGTATACTGCCATGCAATATTGGCCGCGTCTGGCTTTTTCTCCTGATCTGGTGCAGTTGCAATCTGCATACGTTTGTTTGAGTTGTAATATCTTGCAATCCACCAATTGTTACACTTTACGAGTTTTCTATCAATATGTTCGTTGTAATAACTCATGCCGGTGTAAACGCCGAACAGATAACCTCTCTTCTCTACAACCTGCTGTGCAGCGTTAATAATCTCGGCAATCTTTGTTTTGTTTAACGATGCCTGTACCTTATCCTCGATATCAAACCACACGCCATACTCAAAGTGTGTTTTATCAATTTTATCAAGAATATCACAGACAAGCTCCATGTCGCTTTTAGCCTTTGTCGCTGTAGTTGCGTAAGAGTAATTATATACTCCCCAGGCAATTTCGTTCTCGTTGCAAGCCGCATAATTCTCGTTGAACTTTTTATCTCTGTTCAGATCTTTTCTGATGATTTTTAAGATAGCACCTTGGCAGCCGTATGTCTTCGCTTTTTCCCAGCTTACGACTCCGTTATAACTCGATACATCAACTAATTTTCTCATGCCTATTCCTCCTTACTTTCCTGTGGCATCTCGTCTGTCATATCGCTCAATGCCTCTTTAATGTGTTCTTTCAATTTTTTCGGTACTGGCAGTCCACATAATGTCATATTTTTTAAAATAGAAACGGCCTCATAAAGAACAAATAACAGGCAGAAAAATTCGCATACACCTAATTTTTGAATACCCAATAATTTTATGTACTGCTCCGGAATCATAAAGAGCATATTAATGTGCATGATAATGTCTACAAGCATCAGTAAGCCTACACTGAGCAGCATAGCCGCCTTTCTGATTGCTCCGTCAATTCCTACGCAAGAATTAAACTTATGTTCTTTAATCGCCCGGAGCACTCCCAAGATAGTGTCTAATACGACAGCGATTAATAAAATTTCAAAAAATGAATTTCCTGTAAGTAATTTCAACGTTTCCTGAATCATAATCTTTCCCTCCTATTTCTCAGCAAAAACTAATACATTACTCCATCTCCCTGGATAGTTGCCGTACCATGCACGGATTTTTACATAATATTTTCCATGCACCATTTCACAATCATCTTTCTTGCAATCACACTCAAAAGCTGCCCAATGGGCTTTTGAGCTTCCGGAAAATTTATATATGTAAGTCTTTGTCTTGTTTTTAAATTTCGGGTCTCTCGAAAATTGATTCTCGAATCCGGTTGCCTTTTTCGCAGGGGTCCACTTGTACTCTATGACTCTCCTATCTTTTTCACTGTCGTATTTGTTCTGCACTGCTGTTGCCTTAGGCCGTGGAGATACCGCTGCATAAATCATGTTTCTATAATTATTTCTACTAACAGTCCTTGCTGAAACATTTGACGGAATAATCATTCCGGCTACAAGCAGCATTGCTAACATTAAACATAATTTCTTCTTCATAACTTTTCCTCCTATTTTACAATTACTACGCCTCTGTATGTTTTGTTCGTACACCTTCGTACATTTTCTTTCTTAACAGTTACTACACTTTTCTTTCCGTCCGAAAACCTCCAAATCTTTCCCGTTTTTGAGTCCACAAGCAATACCACGGTATGAGTCGGGTTGCCCTCTTCAAACAGGACCATATGGCCTTTTTTCAACTTCACATTTAGCTGTTCGGTCGTTAAAGATTTGTGATAAGTTGCCGGCTTCCCTGAGCAGATCATATTGATTCCCCTCGCAATTTCCGTGAGCGGATACTTTGCGCCACACTTCAATTTCTTCTTTACATAAGCAAGACACTGCTGCATATTTTTCTTGATGCCCTTGTAGTGTAGAGCCATGTAAAACGCCACCAGACTGCATCCATGATGCTGGATAAAGTCGCTCTTGAAATCATGCTGACTTGGGACAGGAATCTGTCTTCCATTGTCTAAAATAATTCGCCACGGATATTTCTTTTTTCTCTTCCTGTTTTTTGTTGCTACTGTTCTCATTGTTTTCACCTCCTTAGAGAACAAAAATACACAATAGTATCAATAAATACCATTGTGTATCATGTAAAATATGTTATTATAATTTTATAACCTAATTTCATAGGTTAGTATTTTTTTCATTTTTTAAAAGCAGCTCCGAAAGGGGCTGTTTTCCTTTTTTTATTCGTTCATCGTCTCCTGCAGCTTTGCAGCTTTTTCAATCGCTTTTAAGTCTGTGTCCGTCAGTACGCCGCCCTGGAGTAGTTCGAGCTATAAGGTATCAATGATTCCTGATTGAAGCTGGATGATTTCTGACTGTTTTTCAATCATTTTCAAAACGCTGTTCATACACTTCACCTTCTTCTGTTGTTTCTGTCTCTCCGAGCAAGATTGCGATTGGTTCGCTGTCCCCGCTACGAAACAGAGCAGTTCTACTTTTACCTGCCCAATCATCCGTCAGAAACTCAAATTCTGCATACAAATAATTTCTACTGTTACGAACCGGCACGAAAGTATCTGTCCTGGTAATAATCTGATTATTTACAACAAAGTGTAATACCGGCTGCATTTTCATCCCCCCTTCTATAAAATTCTTGGGATTAACATTAGTTCTAGGTATGTTTTACTAGTGATATCCTTAGACTCTCTCCGTATTTCAAAATGTTGTTGTTCACCCGCATTAAGATTAAACCGTTGTATTTTCCCTTCTGAATATTTATATGCTACTGCGGTTCCGGGTCTATAATAATAATAGACTATCACCCCTTCCGGAATAATAATTGCTAACTTTCTTGAGGTCTTCACACTAAAAGTAGTGCTCTTTAAAACTGAAGAACTTAACGCAAAAGTCAAATCTATTATGTCAGTCAATCCTTTTATCTGCCCCCTTACTGCTGCTCCCGCAGTGTCATACGTTGTGCCATCTACACCGACTCTAATATCCGATACTTCTTTTGTAATATCTGGAATTTTTACTTTTCCGTCATAATCTAATATGTGTATAGTCGTATAAAGTGTTATCCACGTATCATCAAAATCGGCTTCTCCAGTGAAAGAAATCGTATCACCCTCATTTAAGCTAACAATAAAATTTGTAAATTCTTCGTCAGTCTCTCCCACTAAACTAATCATGTATTCGTTTTTTTGTACATCATTAATTTTTAACCTTGCATATTGTCTACCCGTGGACGCATTTACGCCGGTAACTTGAACTTTACAATCAAATGAATACAACCCACTTTTTTTAATCTGAATCTTTGAATCACTGGAAATTGTTATGAAATTTCCTAAATTTTCAGATTTAGAACTAATGTTTTTAAAAACATTTAAAGTTGTCTCTGCAGTAGATGCCTGCGCATCACTTTTACATGACATTAAAAAATTATCGGCTTTATATTCTACAACATTATCGGTAGTGTCCTTAACAAGATTATCAATTCTTTTCCGTTCTATACCTACCTCAGCCTTACGGTCGGCGGTTTCTTTTGATAGATTTGCAGATACCTCTCTGATTTCCTTGACTGTTGCCGCAACCGAATCTGGATGCCCAGTCGCATCTTTATAGCATTGTTCTATCGCATCATGAATACTATCTCTTACTTCTTCTCCGTAAACGGCTTCTTTTATCTTTTTCAGATACTCATTTATAAGTCCCATCTTTTCTCCTTTCTACTCTATACGTTTCCACATATAACAAGTAATGTACGGCTGTAAGTTATTGTGTGCATTACCGCCTCCGGCACTCTCCACCGTCGCACTTGCCACATGGCTATGCGTTGCATTAATTTTAAATCCGTCTTTGTATTTTGTTGTTTTATCTGTATTACTCGGATAAAAAGCAGTATCGTCACCTGATGCACTACATATGCCGCTTACCGTGTTCCCCGGACCCCAACTTGCACTCTGCCCTGCAAAATTATGCACTGTACCTGTAAGTGATTTTTCTGTAACTTTAACTGTTGTAGAATGTTTGTGTGACGGCATTTCATTAATTGATAATGTGTGTGTTTTCTCACCGCCAGTCTTTTCAACCGTTGAAAAATCACCGTCCGATGTGTTTACACTCACGGGTACCCGACCAGCTCCCCACGTTACCCATGTGCCACCGAAAAGCGTTCCGGGGTTTGTGTTATTTACACTCATATAAATACTACCTACGGGGTATACTTTATCGAGCGTAACCCCGCCAGATGAATGAGCGTCAATGTAATTTTTTATTTTCGCCCACAATCTCGTCAAACCGTCGTTATCCAGATAACCCATAATCCCACCTCACTTTATACACAAATAGCGTCAATCTGCGCGTTTGTGATTGCCGTAATAGTAAAGATTTCGCCCAGCGGGTCCCATGCGGTACCATTCCAAGCTACGTTCATACCTGCCCCGCCGTACTTACTAGCCGCCTCAATATTGTAAACATCACCGGTACGCTGTCCGGTTGTCGGCAACTTTTCAGTGGATGCGACAGAACCGCAATATTTATACATATTTGTGATTTCTGATTTCTTAGCGTATGTACTCGACAAGGTGGCGTTTGTCGGTAACGCATCGAGCTTACTTTTATCGGTCGCACTCATAACACCGGCCGCACTACTAGTTGCCCCACTAAAGACAAACCCACATAAATCTACGGCCGCCTCACCTTCATCCCTCGTAATCCAGAAGCCGCATTTATCCGCAGAGGGATTGTAAGCCCTCGTTTGTAAGCTACCCCAATAGCCACTCCCGAATAACACCATAGTCTCATGTCCTGCCGCTGGTGCCGGTACGAGTCCATGAGTACCCATTGCGTCACCACTTGCGGCGGCTTTAAAATCACTGTAAGTGGTATCGTTATCCGCGCCCCAAATAGCTGTGCCATCTGCGCTCCAACGTAAGATTTGACCGGAAGAACCGCCCGCCGGGATGTGTTTGTTACCACTTGTCGTAGGATGTGTATAGTTGTTCGCGTTTGTGGCAATACCGTCTAATTTCTTTTTATCTGCCGCGGTCATAAGACCGTGTGCGGACTGAGTAGCGTCGTTATAGGTTGTATTTGTAGGGGTATCCCAGGTTCCATCTCCCCGTAAATACTGTGACTGTTTACCTGCCGCCGGTGCAGGTACCAGACCATGCGTACCTGCTGCGGAACTTGTTGCACCTTTCATGTCAGCATATGTGGTGTTAGCCGGTGTTCCCCAAGTTCCGTCTGCTTTTAAATATTTACCTTCGTTTCCTTTCGTTGGAGCAGGTACTAAACCGCTACCGCCATCTGCGGATGCTGTCGCCCCTTTAAAATTACCATATGTCGTGTTTGTGTCCTGTGTCGTAATCGTTCCGGTTGTTCCATCACCTTTGGTAAATGTAATGGTTTTACCACTTACCGAGAGATTAGTAATCCCTTTATTAAAAAGTCCTTTAATTTTGTTCCATAAATAAGTAACGCCATTATTGTCTAAATAAGCCATTTTATCACCTCATCGTTTTTTATTTACATATTTCGTCTAGTTCCAAGTTTGTTATCGCTTCTATATCTTTCGATTGCGCGATAGATATCGCCATGTCTGACTTGTCGTTTGCTCCGCTAGCCGTTTCTCTTACTTTTTCTACATTGTTATTTATAATTAGAACACTTTTTTCAAATGTAACTTCATTGGAAAAAGTTTTTTCTGAAAGTGTGGATAGTGTTTTTCCAAGCGTAATTTTTGTATTTGAAGGATTTTCCAAATCTATCTCGTATTTGTTAACGAGATAATATGTAGATTTGTCTCCCGGAGTGCTTAACAGATTATGATGCGTTGACACGCAAGGAATCAAATCTCCCAAGCCTATGGCATCAATCTCCACATCAATTTTATGCAAATCCACCGCTGTCAGTTCAATCGTAGTTGTCAGATTAATGCACTTGTTTAGATATTCCTGTGCTTTTTTTAGGAGGGTGTTTGGATTATTAATATCGGGAAAATCCACCTTATCACATATCCACCCATAAAGCTCAACTGCCTCTGGGCTGTAAATATAGTCCGTTCCATCGTGTCCTTCCGCGGTCTTGATTGTTACATTATTTGCACCAATCGGAGCTCCAATTGGAATAATTGCCGTTTTAATGTCTTCTGCTTTTACATACTTCTGAAAATCAAGAAGATTTTCTCCGAATCGGATTACCTGCGTACTGACTTTTCCGTATTGCTTCACATAGTCAAGGTAACGAACATTATTTTCATAGCGCACCCTAAGATAACCTTCGTATTTTTCAAGAAAATTCGTATTAATAAAATCCCAGGTAGTTTCATAGTTTGTCGCCAAAGTTTTAATTTCTACTGAATCAATATCAACAATTCCTATTTCAAACTGCTTTTCTTTTTCTACTTGAGAATTATGTTCTTCTATTAATCGTTTAAAAATTACAATATTAGTATCTGCCTTATGAATTTCTCCCGACTGGCTTCCATAAGTGTGTGGACGCTGAATTGTGTCAAGTAAATAAGATAACTCTCCTTCGCATGTAATCCGACCAGTATATTCAAAGTCTCGCTGATCAGTAATGGAACGGCCACAATATAGCAATCTTGAAGCCTCCCCACTATCTGATATGTCAACATCATATACTTTCAATCGAGATTTCAATTTCTTTATATCGTTTACATGAGGATGAGAAGGGAGTATGCCGAACTCAAAACTCCCTGTCTTATTAAGTTCAAGAGAGATTTTTGGTGTTATAAGCTGATACTCCTCGTCTCTCACATCATGCAGCGTTTTATCATCACAATAAATGCGATACATTACAGCAGCCCTCCTCTATAATCGACCGAAATAGTAGCCTTTCCAGAAAAAGTAAGGATATTTTCCCCTTCTTTGATACAAATACCAAAAACTTTGTTTTTGCCAGGTGAAAGATTATAGATTACCCCTTCATAAGATACCTGTATAGCTGTATTGCAAGAGATTACCGGCACAATTCTTTTTCTTCTGCCTGGTATTACAAGTTTATATGTACCATCCACAACAATATCTTTATAATTTCGGATGATGCCCGTTCTAAAATTAAAAGTATCCCATTCCCAATTTTCAAGACTAGAAAACTTTTCGTATTTATACGGGTCAACGCTCCCAGACAAGGTAAGAGTTCCTTCTACCCTGTCTGATTTTTCGACTTCAACATTTAGCCTTCCAATATAATAAAAATCCGGGTCATTATCCAGGATTATCTTATATTTTCTTCCGGCCAAGTAATTTGCTATCTCTGAAATTCTAATACCCCAATCGTAATAGTCCTGTTCAGGGGTTTCAAATTCAAGAGTAAGGGTTCTGATTTTGTATTTCACATCCCCTCCAGTAAGAGATTCCGTAAAATCTAACACCCCGTCCATTCCCGGAATATCCTGCTCATACGTTTTTGCCTCTGGAAAACCAAGAGTAATTTTTGTCCAACCAAGTCCCCAGTCCTTAAGGGTATGTTTGTTTCCAATCTGCACACCTAAGCTTCCTCTGTACATTTTAAACGCCCCCTCTTGCTTTTCTGGCTGCCATATTTCCTAAGTACGCATCAATATAAGGCACCGAAGTCCTCGCTATCTCCCGTCCATCAAGATTAGTCACAAGCTCAATCTTTTCTGGTCCATTGTAAATTGTCTGACCTGCATCTCCTGCCAGTGCCGCTGTAAGCTGCGGCTGAATACTTGCAGATACTTTTGATACCTGTCTCGATAAAGCCGCTTGTGTTCGACCTGCAATATCCGGAAGAGATACTTTTAAGTTTGCCTTTGCAAAACGCTCTGCAAGGGTCTCTGATACATTTTCAACCTGACGGTAAAGTCGCGGAGCTTCTGCTTCATGTCCCTTTTCGGCTCCTTGTATGTTATAAACACCAATCCGCTTAAATACCCTTGATGGAGATTTTATTTTCAGCTGTTTTTTTGCAGTCTTTACAAGGTTTGCACAGATTTTCTTCATTGTTTTTGAAAGGTTTCTTGACTCGCTATCCATTCCTGCAGTAAGTCCTTTCGCAATATTTGTTCCAATCTGGTTCATCTCTGCCTGTAGATCATCTGTTGCTTTTTTTAATTTGTCTTGATATTCTTTCTGAATCTTACCAAAATCATCTGAAAAGAAGTTCTTTGAAAAAGTCTCTGAAGAAGAATACATCGTATTCCAATCATTTAAGTATGCTTTTTGTTCTGCAGATGTCATTCCCTGGAACCAGTCCATATAGGCTGTCGCTTCATCCATATTCATTCCTAAGATTTTATCCATCATGGATTCTGGAATCTTATTCTCAAGAGCTTTCAAATTGGTCTGATACCGTTTGATATCTGCAATGTTCTGTTTCAAATCATAGACATTTCCCCAGGATCGCTGTTTTTCTGTGAGAGTATCCATTTTGCTTTTGATATCATTGTATTTAGTCTGATATGTCTCAGAAAGTTCCTGTATACTCTTTTCTGCAATCTTGGTAATACGGGTAGATTCTTTCTCGAAGGCATCATTATAAGCCGCTGCCGCCTTTTCTCCGGCCGTTTTAAGCTGTGACTCCTGTTTCTTATCTGCAGCTTTCATCTGCTTGAGCCTTTTCTTTAATGCGGCTTTTCTCTTCTTGTTTGCCTTTTTGCTTCCTAGCTTATCAATTTTATTTTGAAGCGCCTCTTCTTTCTTCTGATTGGCATTAGATAGACTTTCTTGCTGTTGATCAATAATTTCCTGTATTGTTTCAGAAGAACGAGACTTTGATGTACTCAGCGATGTAGATAATCCAGACAGCAGATTGCTTCCTATTTCAGAATATTTTCCGCTTTTAGAAGCATTTTGTGCCGCACTAAGTGCTTCGTTCACAACACTTTCCATTTCTCCGACAAGCTCGCTTTTAGATTCTCTTACACCTTTTGCAATGCCTTTCGGGATATTCTTTCCGATAATGTTCTTGAACTTCCGAGAAGGAGAATGAATATCAAGTTCATCTGCAGAAGCTGTTAGAGCTGAGGCACACATTGCTCTTGATGCATTAACTACAGAATCGGTATTATCCTTAATACCTGCTGCCATGCCGAGGGGTAAGTATTTGCCGACCTCATTTTTCATCACCCTGGATGGTGATTTAATCTTAGCTGCAGCTTTCGCCGCTGCTACGGCTGCTCTTACTGCACTTCTGGCCGCTGCCGTTACAAATGGAGTCCCTGAATGAATACCGGATGCGATACCGGCAGCCATATTTCTTCCGGCTGACACAAAACCAGCTTTTCCAGAGCTTGCACCTGTCTTTGCAGAAGTAGATAGCGTTTTTCCTGCTTTTTGAGCCGCTCCTTTTTGGGATGCTACACCAGAAATATATGACTTAGCATTTTTACTACCAGCAGATTTCCACTGCGAAGTTGTAGAAGCCACACTGGTTGCTCCGCCTTTTCCAATCTCTTTTCCTGTCTTCTTTACAGTGCTTACCGCCTTCTTACCTTCGTCTGTAACAGATTTATAAGTACTTTTTGCTGCAGCACTATTATTGGTTGCTTTTAACTTGCTATTTTTCTCAATCTCTTTTTTGGTACTTTTTGCTTTCTGACTCGCTGTATTAAGCGATGAAGTATAAGCTGAGGTATTTATCCCTTTAATCTTGCCGTTTCCAATATCTTCAACATTCTTCTTAATCTTAGTCGCTTTTTCTTTTGTCAGTGTCTCTGCCTGTGTTGTCGATGCTACACCAGAACCGCTAAGCAGTTGATTTATTGCCTCATCAACACTGATTTTGCCTTGCATGATACTTTGAGCTAGTTCTTCCGGAATTTCTTTTCCAGAAATGCCAGCTTTTTCTGCTGCACTGCTAAAATCCAGAAGCGTGTTCATCTGATTAATCGCTGATTGAAAGTTTATCGAGCCATCTGAAATACCCTGCAATAAATACTGAGGAATTTCTATTCCGGCTTCCTGTGCCTGTTGAATCAATCCGTCAAGATTAATAAGCCTTTTTAAACCGTCACCCGTAGTTGGAGCTTTATAGTTTCCAGCTTTAATATTTTCTAATACTGTCTCTGGAATTTTCTTTGCTTTTATTCCAGCATCTTTCGCAAGTTTGTCTAAATTAGAAAGAAAATCACTATAATTTGTCTGGGTTGTAAATTTATCAGAATATGTTGTGAGTTCTTTGTTGGCTGCATTAAGATTCTTTTCTGATTTATCAAGAGCCTTCTCTGTTGTTTGCAGGCTCTTCTCATATTTCATTAAATCTTCTGCGGCTTTAGCTAACTCTTTATTTCCACTTCCAAGTCCCTTTTCTTTTTCAAGCTTATCAAATTTTTCTTGCGCTGCATTCTTCTTTTCAAGTGCTTCCGTATACTTCTCTGTCGCATTCTGATTAGCTACCTCAGCCTCTGCAACTTTTTCTGCTGCACTTTCCATTCCTGACTGATATGCCTTTGCCATTGCCTGCTCTTTTAAAGCTTGAATGTTTCTTTTGATTGCCGCAGTGGATTGATTCAGCTTATCTTTCTGCTCGTCATATTGTAAATTCAAATCCGGTAAGATATCATTTAACTGCTGTACTGTACTTTTTATCTGCTGTTTTGTTCCAGCATCCTTTTCCTGTACACCAATCAGACTCTTCAATTTAGAGAGAAGATTATCTGCCTGAACTCCTTGGGTCTTTACATCATTGACATTTTTCGCATTATCTTTATGCATGGAACGAATAGAACTTGCTACTTCATCCTGTTCCTTTTTCAATTTCTTGCAAGACTGTGCAAACTTGTCTGCTTCAGTTGTACTTTTTTTCTGTGTTAAAGTATAAGCAACCATTCCGGCCGTTAATGCTCCACCGGCAACAACTGCTAATGCAATAGGATTCGCCAATACACCAATCGCTCCAGAAAGAAGCCCTGTTGCTGTAGTGGCTGCCAATGCTTCTCCTGTGAACAACTTCACAACTGTTCCAAGAATCGTCATTCCCGTGCTTGCGCCAGCCATAGCAACTTGCGTCTCCGCAAAAGCAGTAGAAATCGTCTTTACGACCGTATACCCCTTAACAACCGTCAACAAGCTAGCTGCTACTGGAAGTGCAGTCTGAATATTTTCACCGGCAAACTGCGCTGCTCCTCCAAGAACTTTTAAACCACCAGCACCAACAGCCTTTGCAGTAGTGCCTAAGTTTTTCACAGTCGTAATCGTTTCTTCTGGGATAATCGCTTCAATGCCGTTGTCTTTTATCGTGGTCGATAAACTCCTAATCTCTGTCGCGGCAGCTCTAACAGCTTTCTTAGCAGGATTCTTGATATTATCATATAATTCGATTCCTGCCGACTCTGCAGCAGAGCCTAATTCATATAATGCCCCCTGTAGGTTATCATTCATGATATCGGCCTGATCCTGTGCCGCTCCAGATGCATTATCAATCGCTTTTGATAAATTATCAAAATCTGACTCGCTTGCATTTATGATTGCAAGCAATCCAGACATTGCTTCCTGGCCGCCAAGTGCAGAAGCGGCGGCGGCTTTCTCATCTTCCGGAAGTCCTTGTAGCGAATCCCTCATGTTTTCCATCACTTCCATAAGGGATTTCATGGAACCATCGGAGTTTTTAATGGAAATTCCGTACTTTTCCATAGCTTTCGCCGCATCGGATGGAGGGCTTGCAAGGCGTGTAAGTATACTTCTTAAAGATGTACCTGACTGGCTTCCCTTGATTCCTGCATTTGCCATTAATCCGATTGCCTGAGATAAATCTTCTATGTTGTATCCAAGTGTTCCAGCAAGTGGTGCAGCATATTTGAAGGTTTCCCCCATCATTGCCACATTTGTGTTAGAACTACTTGCCGCTGTTGCTAATACATCCGCAAAGTGAGCACTATCACCTGCCTTTAATCCCATAGCTGTGAGGGCATCTGTCACAATATCAGAAACCGTTCCAAGGTCTTCACCAGAAGCCGCTGCCAAGTTCATGACACCAGGAAGACCATCAATCATCTGCTGTGAATTCCAGCCAGCCATAGCCATATACTTAAGTCCTTCTGAAGCTTGCGTAGCAGAGAACTTTGTTGTAGCCCCCATTTCTTTCGCCTTGTTCGTTAATGCTTCTAAATCTTTTCTGGAAGCACCAGAGATTGCCTGCACTTCACTCATTCCAGCTTCAAAAGACTTTCCCGCATTAATAGCAGCTGTGCCGGCGGCAACTGCTCCAGCACCAGTAGCAGCCGTAATCGTACTTACAATACTTTTTATCTTGCTGCCGGCACCCGTCCAATACTGTGTAGCCTTTTCAGAAGATTCTTTATAAGGCTTGCTTGGATCCGACTCTGGTTTACTGGATTCTCTGGTCTTTTCCCGTTCCTTATACTGTTTTTTCTCTTCTTCTGTTACTCTTTTACTTGATTTCTTTACTTCTTCTTCTGCCTTTTTTGTAGAATCAATCACCTGTTTACTCGCAGAACTGGCTGTATTTTTTACTTCCTGTCCTGCCTGTTTCGCAGAGCTTTCTGTCTGCTTGGAAGCCTGTTTCGCAGAAGTTTCTATCTGTTTTACTGACTGCTTAACAGAACTTTCCGCTTTTTTTGCAGCTTGTGCAGTGTCTTTTTCAAGGCTTTTGCTTAAACTATCAAGCTCCTTTTCTGCTTTTTCAGAATTAAGCTCAACTTCAATCTCAATATGTCCATCCGCAGACATAGCTAAACCTCCTATAAAATTCGTCTGCGTCTGTCATCCATGTTCACACTGCACGTTCCTTAGGGCTGCAGCTCCATCCCTTATAAAATTCCTGTCAGATCACCATCACCAAGAAGTGCCTGCGTGATCTTGTCCTGTCTTTCTCTTTCTTCCTCTGAAATGTCTTCCGGAAGTTGGTACAACCGTTTCATCCGGTTGTAAAATGCTTTCTGTTCTTTCTCCATTCCTTTCGTATCGATTACGCGATACGTTATAATCTTGCTTATCATGCAGTCCTCAGAAAGAGCAGAAAAAAGAGCAGAGAACTTCCACCAGTGAAGTTCCTGCTCTGCTAAATCAATATGATATTGTTCAAAGAAAGCTGCATAAATATAATCTGCATCATAGTTATAATTATAAATCTTTTTTCCGCTGCCCGACTTTTTCGACTTCTTTTTATCAATGTTTTCTTTTCCACATTCATAGAACCACAGCATCGCATTGATTGCTTCGTTGATGTCATTCGGAATCTCTGGATAGTAAAGTTCTAAGCCATCTTTATACTTTGCAAGTAGTTCGGCTGTCTCTCTGTCCATTTCCTTATCCAACAAACAAAGCTCGTTTGCAAATTCTTTCTGTTTCTCTGTAAGTTCTTTTTTCTGCATCAATATTTCAAATTGAATCGAAGTTCGGAAATCAGAGTTTATCTTATATAATTTTCCATCTACCTCAACTTGCTCTGGCGGCTTGTCCATTAAGATATTCATAATTATGCAAAGAGACCTTTACTTGCGGCTTCTCCATATTCTTTAACCTGTGCGTTGTTTAAACGTGTCAGCTTCTGCGTTGCCGCTACACGTTCTCCCAGGTCATATCCTTTAAACATCTTCTCGACGGCTCCTTCTCCTAATATAGTATCAAGAAAAGCATCAATAATTTTGCATTCTGCAATAATATCATCTGCACTAAGAAGATTCCCTACTCCTACAACATCTTTTTCATAGTCTTCAAGTGCTTTTGCTGTTTTTGTTGCTTCGGGAATAAATTTTCTTGTTGTCTCTGCTTCCAATGCCGAGAAATAAAACTTCTCTCCATTCCACTGAAATGTCTTATTCATGCTGCCTTCTCCTTTCCTATGCTTTTGGTGTGAAAGTCTTTGTTTCCGTATTAAATGTACCTTCTACTGGGTCACCTTTATCGTGAAGTGTACCTTCTACCTGCAGCTCTCCGTCATTATCTGCAAAAGAGGAAATTTCCACTGCAGTATTAAAACACCTTGCCTCAAAAGTATTTTCTTTTGATTCTACTGGTTTATCTAAATCAACACGCACTAAAGAACGTTCCGCATCTCCTCCCGTCTTTCTTAACTTTCCAATAGATACAAAATCCTCAATTACCTTTTCTGAAAGAATCTGGTCCGCTGTAAACGGATGCGTTCCTTCATAAGATGTAATAGAGGAAGTAGAGGATTTATCATTGATATACTTCTTTGAAGAAGTCTGTGCCCCCGGCTCTTCATCTAATTTTTCAAAACCTGTGCCGGCTAACTCATAAGCTTCTCCAACTTCGATATATGCCGCTTCCTGGTATCTCTGTTTTACTTCTTTACTTGTATTCGCCATTATCTTCTAGCCTCCTGTTTATAAATAATCCTGCACTGTATCTGATACTTTGCCTTGTCAAGTTCCGTATCAAACACATAGCCGCATGTGATTGCTTCAATTTTTTTAATTGTCTTGCCGGCATCCAATTCCGGAAAATCTCCTGCCTCAGATACCTCTTCTAACCAGTCTGAAAAATGTTCATAGAATCCGATATTATCAAGATTCTGACGCACTTCTTCTGTGTACAGCTCCCGACTGGAAAAATTAAAAAGACACTGCCGCGTTGTATTCCCGGCAATGTCTCTCTTAGTAACCTGCTGTCCTGGAACAGAATCAATCGAATAGCTCGTGCTATCCTTTCCAAGTCTGTCTACGGAAAGGCTCTTATAATATTCATCAAGATACGGGCATTTCTTTACAATCTCCCGCACCGCTTCCATTACCATCATTTTGCTTTTCCTCCAATATAATCAGCCACACTCTGGGTAATCTCCTTGCCTCTGTCTGCCCACATTCGCTTATCCCATTCTCTTCCTCTTAAGCCATCGCCTTTATGCTCATAATACTGTCTACGAGCGTAAGGAGTAACATATTCGATAGAATTTTCATGTTCTACGGCTGTATTTTTAAGCGGACCATTAAGGAACGGAACATAAGGGTCTGTCTTGCGCCTTACCTCGCTTACCATATACCTCTGTGCCTGCCCGCCTTTTCCAAGCTTTCTTTTTGCCAATATTGCACTAGCAGGGTCTAACCGAACCTTTACCCTCATTCTGCTGTCACCTTCCAATGCTGCATCGTAGGGCTTCCGTTATCGTTAGTTTCTATAACAGCAATTACCCTTACGCTGCCATACTTATCTTTAAGGTGTTCCACATCTTTCTGCTTTGTAAGTTCGTCTGTGACAACTCCTTTAACAATAATATCCTCTGGAGCAAGTGTGAAGAATTTATCCTTTTCCTGCTCTGAATTAAAATTAACCGGAGAACAATATTTTTTCTCTGTATCAATCAGAAACGGAATATACACCTCTGCTACATCGGCACTTACTACTCCAGTATCAGATGGCAGGACCTTTGTTGCATCCTGCCAGTTCACTCCTTTAAGTACTGTCCGGTAATATTTATTGCTTCCTTCGTCTCTGTCATAGACTTTATTATAAATCGTCACAGAAGCGTTAGTGATCATTAGAAACACCCCCTATATAACAATCCGGTTGTGGCAAGGTAAGGATATGCTGCAGCATATTGTTTTTTACGAAGAACTTTTTCTTTAATCTGACCGTCTGCCTGCTCTGTTACATAAGAAACTGACAACTTTCCAACCGTTTCAGACTTCTTTTCCCCTTCCGTAGAGCTTTCAGCTTTATAAATAACTTCCGCAACTGCACAGGCTGCAGCTTTCACTTCCTCTGGAATATTGTTTTCATCCACTCTTGAAAAAGTAATCGCCTTAATATATGTGCTTGCCCTTGTGATCACACGCTGGAACTGTTCGTTTGGGATAATATTACCGCCGTACTCTGTCATGTAAAATGCAAGATCTGCATATCTTACCATGGAGTCGCCACCTATCCTCTCGAAATGATTCTTGCAATCGGGATTGCCTTATGTTTGATTGTCTTTTTTGCAGAACCAGCTTTACCATTGTTTACAAGTTCCCAGTTTGCTCCGTTCGCAAGTTCATCGTCCGTAGGAGATTTTGCTGCCATAGATTTTCTTGTGAAGGAAATTCCATAAGGCGCAAATACTTTTCTCTGTCTCATGTAAAGCGTATCTTCGCCGCCATGTTTCTTTGGGTCACGATACATTTCATATGGTACCTTTGCTCCGATATCCTCATAATCAAACGCTCCATCACCTAATACATAAGTTGTATATTTTGTGTAAGCAGGCTGAGCTGGAATATATCCTGGATTTCCACTTGTTCCGCTTTCCTCTACTTCTGGAACATCTTCTGTTGGCATAGAATCATCAATTAAAACTAAGCGGCCATTCCATGTTGCAAGGGTTAATTCTCTCTCAACTCCATTTGCATCTGTCTGTGTCATGTATTTTAACAGTTTCAGATTTTCAAGATTGGTTGCCACAGTACTATGCATGATAGCCATCGTGAATTTAGACTTATTGTCTCCGGCCGCTTTCTGAATCGCAGTATTTAATGTATCTGCCTGCACAACATTTTTGACATTACCATCTTTATCCGTTGCGGTTACTCCTGTAATATCTGTAGTATGTTCATCAACAAATACTTTGTCATCTTTTCCTGTCATTGCAAAGATTCCTGTTAAAATCTTTGTCAGGGTTAACTGATCAAGGTCTGCTTTATAATCGCTTACCTGTGCCGCTACATTATCCATAAAGCTGACACCGCCTGTTACATCCTCGGAGAAGTCACGCTCTGTCCAACCTTTCATACGGCCAATAACGACAACCCCTCTTTCAAATGTCTCTGTTCCTTCGGATTCAAGGTCTGTTTCACCATCATAGTTCTGTGCAGTACCACCAATAAGTCCATGCATTGGAAGAACTGCATAAACGGTTCCTGTCTGAGAATTAAAGGTACGCTTGATATCCTGATTGCCTTTTAAAGCTTTTGATTTAATCAGTTCGTTTCTCTTTAAGTTCGGAATCCTCTCTGTATAGGCTCCAAAAGCCTGAGGATTAAAACTTTTTGAATCAAATTTCTCTCCTGCCATTTTCTACTCCTTTTTTAAATCTCTGCTCCCGGATTCTGTGCCATATAGTCACACAATTCGGTATATGTCATTTCACTCGGTTTCTTTCCTCCGACACTGCCAGAACCACCGTTTGTCCCTTTTACAAACTCTGGTGCCGGCTCATCGCTTTCAAACAGATAATCATTATCTGCCTTAATCTGAGCAAGCTGCTCATCCAGTCCAACAATTTTTCCATCGTTGAATTTCAGTCCATCCATATCGAGAAGTGCTTTGACAGCTTTGGCATTCTTGGCTTTTGCTCCAGTTAATGCTGCGGATAATGCATAATCAAATTTCATCTGGGAAATCTGTTTATCCGCATCGGCCTTTGCCTTTTCTGCCGTCTCTTTCCAGTCATCCGCTGCTTTTTTAATTCCATCAATATCCATGTCTTTAAACTTCTGGATTTCGGTATTGGCATCGTTTACCTGTGTTTCAAGAGATTCTGCCTTTAACTTATAGCTGTCTCTTTCCTGGATAACTTTTTCTGCTTTTTTCTGTTCTACTGCAATGTCTTTCCCGTTCTCGGCCATAATCTTATCAATTACTTCCTGCGAAAGATTAAGGCTCTTTAAAAATTCTGTTTTCATGTCTCCTGCTCCTTTCGTATTAGGTTGTTTTAGGCGTGTAACCAACCGCCACGAACCGACTGTTTAAGGTCTCATCTTCTGACCAATATCCAGCTTAACCCTGCTGGTGGGAGATATTTGGATCACCTCCTATGATTCAATACTTTTAATTCCATATGCAATTGCACAATCATGCTCAATCTTGCATCCCCGCGCTTCTTCCCATCCGCTTGCAAAATATGCAATATCTGCATTAGATAAAAGTTCGAGTGACTTTCCCAAGAACCACAATGGCTTAGCGTCTACTGGAGCTGACTGAAAAAAGGAATCAATTACTTCTACTGGTCCACCTACGAGTTTCTCAGCACTCTTGATTGCCGTTTCTCTTTCTCTTAAAATTTCCTGATCTGATTTGCCTCTCATCGGCTGACTAATAAATAATTTCTTCATGTTCTCTTACCTTCCTTTTCTTAAAAATTATAAATAACCTTGCAGCCATTGACGTTTCCGTTTGCCAACTGATACTCAATCACTGCAGGATATCCGTTTTCTTCTAACCATTCTCTCACTTTTGCAAATACGCTTTCCTTATACTGCACGGTAATTCCATCGTGTCCATTTCGGCTATATGCTGTTCTAACAATTTCATCTGTAAACAAATCAAGTTTCTGAATGATCGCCGCTACCGCTTTATCGTGCGGCGTTCCGTTCATCGACATGATTCCAAGTTCTTTTACGATAGAGGTACAATCCCAAAGTTTGTTATCTTCTGTTATTATCGGAGAACGAACCGGATAACCGTTATCTGTGTAAATCCTTACAATTTCCGCTGCAATGAACTTATCATCCACACCAGCTTTACCTAACAGACCACTGATATTTTTTGCCATCTGATTAACAGAAGAGAGCTTTTCTTTCCCGCCATTCTTTTTCTTTGGAGCTTCATAAGAACCTGTTTTGCGAATCTGTGGGAGAACCTCATCCGTTACCCAATCGCTAAATTTTTCTGCTTCTGGCTTACGACTCTTGAAAACAAGTTTATAAACACCTGATTCAGTAAGAAATTTTTCACCTGCATTATTCAATTTTCGGATGTCCTTATCTCGGACATCTGAGTTTTTAACTATAATTGCCTGCCTCTAATTCATTTGAGCAAGATAATTTCTCACTGCGCTCTCTGAAAGATCTAAACATTTTCCAACGTGCTTTGAATTAAATAACACCCGTCCATTCAGTTCAAA